TTTTACCAACTTATGAACAGTTCCATCTGATAATTTAATCGTTTCGTTTACTGATTCGTTAAGTGTAAGTTCATCTTTTGTAACTGTTCGTTTTACATAAGTACCATTTTTATTCATATGGTTTATAACAGCAGTGTTTCCTTGAAGTTTTTCAATCGTTCCAATATTGAATCCAAATCTGTCGTTCCAAGTGACCTTATCACCCACTTTAAAGCTTCGTGCTTCGTTTACTGATTCACCTGCGAATTTCTTAGCATTTGCCCTATCATCAGCACCAACCTTTGTTACTGGATATGTCTTACCATCAACTTCAAATGAATCTTCACCTGCTGCAATTGCTTTTGCTCTTGCTGCACCAAACTCATTACCCTCTACTAATTCGTTGATTTCATAATATTTACCTAATACCTCACCAATCTCATCGTATGCTGACTCTAATCTCTGTTGTAGTGTAGAAACTTCTTTAAGTGTTTTTTCAAATACTTTAAATGATTCATTCATTCTCTTCATATGACGAGATACTGTAACATTATCAAACCAATGTTGTGTTTCATCAACAGTAACTTTATTAGCAACTTCAATTAAGTTTTTGATTGATTCAAACACCTCATCTAAATCTTTTGTTCTATATACAGACTCACTATATTTTTTATAGTTCTTAACCGCTTCTAAGAAAGCTTGTTTTTGTTCTAAGGTTAAACCATCTTCTTTCAACTCATCTTCATTTGTGAATGAACGAGCGTATGGATTAGAATATACTTGTCCAATCTTCATATCACCGTTGAAGTATGCCTGAGACTTAAACTCTTTTAAAATGTCTTTTAGTTTTTTCATTCTTGCTTTCCTATTTTAAAGAACAAACACCATCTATCTCACAGATGATGTCTCTGATAATGTTATTTATTTTTTTATACGATTTAATAGTATTCTTATTTACTGATTCACTTAATGGTCTCATAAATGCTCCATGAGTTGATGGATTAGATACAAAATCCCAACAAACCAAATCGAAATCATCCTCAACCATCACAGCCCCATTTTTCATTTCTTTTATAGAACCCATACCTCTTGATGAGATACCAACAGTACAACCTGCTTTTAGTAATTCACTAATGATATTACCTGCCGGAGTTTTTAACACCTCAACTTTACCCATAACATCATTACCATTCCACCAAACATCTCTAACAATGTGAGATGTGTTTTTTAATTCAACAACAGATGAATCTGGATGGTCAAGTTCTCCATACGCTCTATTCTCTTTTATTTCACGTTTTTTATATTTAGATACTTCTCGTTCTAAAAGTTTTTTTGGATACACTCTACCATTTTGATTTTGTGCCTCTGCACGTTGTAATACACCAGTAACAATTAAACGACCATTATTATTAGCTAATGACTCGTTGATTTGTGCTTTTGTTAGACTGAACGTCTGTGTATCTACTAATAGTCTTTTCATTTAGTGCCTTGTTATTTCTTAACCTTACCTTTGTCAATATCCTTTTTCAATTCTTCTGCAGCACCTACTACATACATTGCCGCGGTTTTGATATCAACGTTCTTGTACTTCATTATTTTTCTAACTGCTAATAGTACAATTCTCTTTTCTTCTTCTGAGTAACTTTCTACAATTGTTGCTTCGCTAAGTTCACCTCTTAGTCGTTTAATCTGCTCGACCATTAATTCTTTATTACTTTTCTTATTCATTATAAATTTCCATTTTATAGACTTAGTTCTTTAAGTTTTCGTGCAATGAAATCCATTCTTTCAGATATTTTTTCAAATCTTCTCTGTGTTGATTTCCAATATTGTCCATTATGAACACCGGCCTCTTTTTTTAGTTTTGTATTTTGCTTTACAATACGCTCCATCTTATACATCATAGAGTTTATCTTTTTAATAGAATCGTTTATTTTCTGATAATCTTTCATTGAATCATCACGTTTGTAATCTTTATAAGATATCTCATTTATCTTAGTTTCCATCTTATTTTCAAACGATTCCAATTTTTTAGTATATAAGTTTGTTTTTTTAGCTTTTGTATAACCATAAGATTTAGGTTCATCCTTTTCATCATCCCCAGCCTTTCTAAATGCATATGGTGTTCTTGGTGGGCCTGCACCACCATCTAAATTACCTGTAACGTTAGCTTCATTCATATCAAAATAATCCCAAAAATTATCAGTAGTAGCATCCTTTCCGAAATAATCTGGAAATATGTTAATTTTACCACCAGGAATCTCTTTTAATTTAACTTGGGTTTTACTAACAGAAACAACTTTATATGTATCACCATCGGATTGTACAACATCACCTACTTTTACATCATCAAGAAAGCTATATGCCTCTTCCAACTGACTAAACTTGTTTTCTATCTCTTTTATCAATCGCTTCATTTATATACCTTTTTAAGTTCACTATAAAGTTCATAGTATCGTAGTAATGAAAGTACCTGTGATTCTGTGATTGTTTTTGATTCTTTTAACTTTGAAGTAAGTCTTAGAACCTCATTAACTTTAATATTAATAACATCATCCGTTATATTAACTGATTCTAATATCTTGATAAGATTATTACATTCCTTTACCACAAAAGTTTTTAGTTTGTCTGAATTATCAACAGAGTTAATATACTCTTTTAGAACACCTCTTTGTTTGGAACTTAGATTTGTATACTTACTATTAAAGTTTTCAACCAACATTTTCCATGCAAGTAATCTAACTTCTTTTGGTTGTTTTGAATATTCCTCATTAACCTTAGATAGTATACCATTGTTTGATGATTTAACAGTTAGGTGTTCAATCAACTGAGATTTACAATTTACATATAGTTTTGGATTATCTGAACTTGAATACTCAAATAATTTATATATCGATGCGTTCTGTTTGTAATTTGTAACTCTATACTTGAAAAAATCCTCTAAAACATAGTTTTTTTTGATGTCTTTGATAAGGTTATATTTTTGCTTGTTCAAATTAGTGTTGTTTAATTTTGAACGTTCCTCTAATAAAATATTCAAAAACTCACTAGCTTTGTAATCTGAATCAAAGTTTTCTTTTAAAGATAACTGATACAGTTTTAACTCCTTTGATAACTCTGTTTGTTTACCAAAATGGGTTTTAATTATTGATGTCGCTACAGAGTCTTTATTATTTAGAGTATCTGATGCTATCTGTCTAACTAACAATTCAAATAGTATGCCAGTATTTTTATACTTACTATGTTTTATTTTTTTCATCTGACCTTTGTATTTTATAAAAAATAAGTATGGTTGTTAATAAATATATCAAATATTAGATTTCAATATATTGTCTTCATTTAACATATTTATATTCTCAGTAATATCCTCTTTTTTCAAAGATTCTCTTATGATTTGTTTAGTTTTCATTTTTGTTTTCATTTGTGATAACATAGCATTAGTTGATTCGGCATTGATATTTATGGATTTATTACCCAACGGGTCTCTACCGAATGGTGATTTATCAGTTCCATAATTACCACCCTCTTTTGGTCTACCAGAACCAGGCCATCCACCTTTCGGCATTTCAGTTTCTAATTGTGGTTTTTCTGTGTTATTACCATCATCAGCACGTTGTTGTGTTAGTGATGCTAAATCATGTGGAGTACCGAACGATTCACCTGTTTTA